TCCTTTTACATCAGCAGCAGGAGTCTCTGTAAGACCAATTCCAAGAGGAACAACATTACCTATTACTTTTCTGTATAGTGATTTGCTTTTATCTATCTTTCCTGAGCCGCCGAATGTTCTAAGATTCGCTTTTAGTGTTTCAATTTCGCTTACATCAGAAATTTCTGAACCATCTTCTATATTCTTTGACTCTCCTTCAATGACTATCAAATTATACTCATTGAAACCAAGCTCCCAACTAGCACTTATCTTTTGATAATTGGCACTAGTTGAGTCACTCGAATCTTCTATCATTGTAGCTAAATTAGGATTAGCTATTTTCCAAATAACCCCGCCAAGAGTAATATTATATGGACCCTTTAGATCTTTTACTTGATCTTCCGTAAGAGGAGTATCTGATCCGAACTCACTAAACCCAGCGGTTAAAATAACACCAACAATTCTTTCTCTGTTATGTTCAAAATTAATTGGTTTATTTATAAAATCTTTGTAAGATGCAAGAGCAGTTAAACTGTCAATAACATCACCGTTTCTGTTTACTCTATTCACAACAGCAGCATTAAATGCAACAGGAAGCAAATCTACGTTCTTCTCTGTGTCAACATTTGGAATGAAACTGCCAACTTCTGCTAAAGAAGCTAATGCTAAGTACTTATCTTTCTCTTCGGAAACTAATGGCTTCAGGACAGAACTAAATGTTGTAATATATTTAAAGCTCATAATTAAATTTCGTACCACTTATTGCATTTGTCTTTTGGAGAAGCTATATACAAATTATTCAAATTACCAAAATCAAACTCTAGCCCTGATTTTTTTAATTCTTCCTTAGCTTTTTCTACGCTTATCTCCACCTTGCTCCCATTTAGAAAACTATTAACCTTAGCCATTGAATAAGTGTTTATATCAATCGACTCGTCCTTAATGTAAGAAGAAGCTGCGTTTGAATACTGTTCTATTAGTTGATTTATGGTAGTTTTTTTCTTATTATTAGTGTTATACTCATGGACCTTCTCTTTCAGCACAGACATCAGCTTCAGAGAAAAGTCTAGATAAAAATCTACTTTCTCTGATTTGCCAGCAATCGCTACCCCTTCGATTTGCAGTTCTTTTTGCATCGTCTTATTATATTACACAAATTATTGACTATTTTGACTATAATTTAATACAGCAGCAGAAAAGAGATCAATAGAATGTTCTTGTGATATATTAGTTAATTCTTCGAGTCTTTCTATATTTTGTTTCGCTTCTCCATCCAGATATGATTTTATAGAAGACGACCAGTCGTCTTTTTTCTCATTCATAAAGATATCTTTCGCTATAGATTCTGCTACTGTTTTTTGATCTTCATTTAGCGATTTCTTTTTATGTTTTTTCTTAAGAAAATCTTCTACTTCAGCGTTTAGCGTTTCGTAATCTTTAAAAGATTGAGATATGTTTTTTACAGAATAAGAAGCTATAGCTGGTGCTTTTTTGTTCCCTCCTTTTGGCGAAGTATTTTTAGTTGTTTGAGGGGCTTTTGCTCCGGGAGGTCTTCCGGTCCCTATGGGCCCAGCTCCGCCACCAGCAGCGACAGGAGTATACAAGCCATCATCTTTGTAGCCTTTGAATTTGTTTTGAGACTCTAATGATTCATCTGGTTCTGGAAGCCTTCCTGATCTGATGGCCTCGACACACTCTTCCGGAGTTAGGATGCCTAACTGAGCTAATTGAGCTGATACTCTGTTCCATACAGAAGCGTCTCTGATATCGATCTCTTCAAAATGAGGAGCCGGGAAATTTTTAAAACCTAAATCCTTGCAAAGTCTTTTAATTTCTGGAGCTAAGAAATCATTCAAGAAAGCTTGCCTTCCCTGCTCTAATCTTTGGAAAAATATATTTACTTTGATACTAGTAGCTGAGAATTTTTCATCTCCAATAAGAATATTATTTAAACCTTGTTGGATGTCTGTGTTTACTACTTCGTATTTCTTTGGGTCAAGAATGGCTGCTATATCAGGAATAATAAACTCTGCTTTTGTAGTGAAATCAGAAACAAGAACTTTTCCTACTGATTGATTTTGGAAAAGAGTTTGCATAGCTTCAATATTTTTTTGATTAATATTGAGCGTGCCATTTTTCATCTCACTACCCATTGTAATTAGCAATACCGCTTGCTGAGTTGTGCGAGTGATTGCCATGTCCATCTTTTTCATTTCCTGCTTCCAGTTAATGTCTTCTAAAACTGGGAAACCCATAGGCACAGAGAATGGCTCGTAATCTTGCTTCTTATAAAATACAGCGTTAACTCTATCGGTGTCAAGAGGAATTGTTATGTAAGCCCCTGCGCCAGATAATACTTTCTTTTGTAATCTTAGCTTATTTTGCTCGTCTAAACTCTTTAGAACTTCTCTGTCTTCATCTGTAGTTGGGTTACGGAGTCTTTGCAATTCATAATCTGTAAGAATTTTATAATAATTGCCGCCAACAAAAGAAATATTTCCTCCATACTGAATATCTGATGGGTTCAATATCATGTATTTAGATGGCAACTTAAGATTGGGCGCAGCGGCAGTTGCGGTATCGTTTCCAAATACTTGCGTTATTTTATTTATATCTTCTTGCCCGACTTTATAATCGAATCTATAAATGAATACATTTCCAGAGCGATAATATTCTCTAAAAAACTTATCTATAAAATTATCTATATTAATCTTTTTAAATAAGGCATCAAAAAAATCTCTAGCTTTCTTATTCCCTCCAGTGAAGTAAATTTTACTGCAAGAAAACTCAGTCATTAAGTCAATTACGTTTCTAAAAGAAGAAAAATTGTAGTAAGCTTTCTGGCATAAAATTACTGCGTCTCTAATATTTAGAGAACTCTTATTTTGGACATTGTTAGAGTATTTGAAAGGAACCAAACCATAATCAATGTTTGAGAATCTTTCTGTCCTTTCGATAGTACCAGCTGAATTTCTACGAGCAGGTATAGACGCCTGCTCAGATGCTGTAGCATAGCTGGTCATCATCGGCATTACTTCTGGTTGTTTCTTTTTTCTCATTTTGAAATCCTTATAAAATCATCAGAAAATTACCGCTTCTGAAAAGCGTGCCATTAGGAAGCGATCCTGTTTGGTTTTGAGTTGGTAAATTTGGCAATAAAACATATCCAGATATGCCACTTAACACTACCGATTTTCTACTAGAATGCCCAAGAACTAAAGTGTAATCATCAAATAACTCCAACATCGGAAGCCCAGCAGAATCAGCCACAGAGTACAAAGAGTTAGTTACTCCAGTTTCTATAAAAGATATGAATGTGCCGCCGGAGCCTACTATCGATACTGATCCAGAAGCTGCAACTATTGCTATAGAACTTGGCTTTCCGACTCCGCTTAAATTTATCCTTTGGAAAGTTGAATCTGAATCAAAAATCTTTTTTCCAGTAAAGTGAAAGCTTTCTCCACTTATAATGCTGGTTATAGTTGACAAATTTGAGGACGCGGTAATCTTAGCGTCTAGCACTCCTGATATAGTGTTAGCATAAGAAGTAGAATAACCGCTCAGAGTATTAATTTTAGAATTTAAAAAGCCTCCAGTGCCAGATATGGTAGTTGAAAGGTTTCCGCTTACAGTATTTACGTATCCACTTAAAGACAAAACAGAGCCGCTTAAATTAGCTCCTGTAGAAACTAATCTAGCATCCAAAATTCCACTTACAGAATTAGTATATAAAGCAGAGTATTGACCTGTCGCTAATGTATTTGAGCTGGCGTATCCAGAAGAGTTATCTATTTTTGTGTTTAGTGTGCCCGTTGCTGCGTTAAGCCCAGCTTGAGTAAGAAATCCAGAAGGATTAGAGGCGACTGGATAATAGTTTTGATTTCCGACTTCAACAAAGAAGCCGGAAAACTCAACTTGATCTACCTGTTTCCTTCTGACTAAATTCGCCATACTATATTAAAGTTACACTAAAACATTACCGGAGTAAAAGTAAATGTGTTAGTTTCTACATTTTGTTTCATTATATCGTTATAACATTTGACTCCCCAGTTAGCCAACATAAACGCAGAATAGTTGTCTTTTCTAGCTCTTGTGGCTGAAGAACCTCGCTTTAAATGCTGAGGTAAATCAAAGTTTTGCATACCTCTAGAAGTAGTGGTGTATTCTACCATAGAGCATTGTTTTTTTGTTTGGTAAATAAAGTCGTCTTGATTTTCTAAGAAATCTAAATTACTCCAATCTTCTTTATCTCCTGAAAATATTAATTCTTTTGGCAAAGAGCAAGCAATTGATTCATTAAAGAACTTATCATTAGAACAAGTCCTAGAAGCAAATAAAACTTTCTTATAGTCAATACACGCTTGAAGATATTCGTTTCCTTTTCTAATGAAGTTCGAAGAAAACACTTGGTTGAATGCTATTCTTTTTTCCGATAAATTATATTGCGATCTAGCATTCTTGACTTGCATATCGTAGTCTGGGCCTTCTGCTTCTGCTGTAAAATTTAATAGTTTAATATTTATTTTTGCATTTTTAAATACTTCAGATTGATTGCATGTGTCTATAAATATATCTGCGCCAGCGTTATCGGCGACAACACAGACAACTTCAAAATGAGTCATTAAATACCCAAAATATTTAACGTGATTATTTAAGTTGCCAAGACCAGAGTAAGTATGAACAAGTATCCCGACCCCGGTCTCTTCATCTAATTCCATAACAGCAATAGCAAAATAATCAGCATTTGGACTATCGCTCATGTTTGGGTCTATCCCTACAATATATTTTTTTCCTGGAGTTCCTCTGATTAAAGTGTGAGGGTACTCATCTTTTAAAGTGCAGTCTTCCATTTTCTTTGCACTAAAATAACTGTCCGAGCCATCGGTAAATTGCGCACAATACTCTCTTAAGAACGAGGAGTGAGAAGTGCCTCCGCTTTGGGCTTCTTCAATAATTGTTTTATCTATCATCTCTGCTGGCAAAGCTTCAAATCCTAATTGAGACACGAAATAAGAAGAGTCTCCTTTTTCCGCAGATGTAATTTGATTTATCCACTCTTGATAAGTTTTGTATAAGTTTTCGAATGTATAACTAGCAGAAGACAAAGCTATCATTTTGGAGTTGTTTACAAATACCATTCTGTCTTCTTCTTTCATCTTGCCTTTTTTAATCAGCAAGTCTTCCATTTCGCGGATATCAATACGCCTCTTCATATCTTGCGGGGCGACAAGGAATGGCATCAATACGTTTTTGATAATCTCTTCAGGCAGGAGCATGAACTCGTCAAGAACTAGAATATTGGCGCGAAAACCACGAATCTTTTCGCCGCTTAGTGGAATAGCCCTAATCGAGCCGCCATTAATATCCCATTCGTAAAGATCGTTTCTTTTGCTTTTAGCTCCGAAGGCTTGCAGCAATAATTCTGCACCTTTAGTTTCAGACATTTTTTCTATATTATTAAATATCGCTCTAGCTGTACGAAACGTAGGGCCAGCTATAAGAATCTTTGTATTTGGTTCAAAAATACATTGTAGCACACAGTATATGCTAGCAATGAATGACTTGCCGCAACCACGACCCCAAACACACATAGAAAAGTTTCTATTGAACAACCCTTTTAAAGTTATCTCTTGATAAGGTGAAAGTTTTACCCCAGTTAACAAATAAGTTGTAATATAAAGATTCTGGCGCAGGAATTTAATCAATGTAATTTTAGCTTCTTTGTCTCCAAGCTCTCCTTGGATTTGCTTAAATATCTCATTGTAATTATCTGTCTTTTTTTTGTATTTGGTTGTTTCGTGCCACATATTACAATAGTTTTAAGTCGTACATTAATTGAAGATCGTATTTTTTATATTCTTTATCACTAAAAAATATTCTTTTCATTACTCTCACACACTCTTCTCTGCCGTCGACAAACAAGAATTGCACATTGGTATACTTTTGTATAAGTTCTCTTACATTAAAGAAAATAAACTCTGGAGTAACTTTAATTTTCTTAGATACATAATTTAAATATTGAAAGCTTAAACACTCTTGGAGTGGTCGTTCTATTAATACAATTAGATTTGCTTCTGCTGCTATGGAACGCTCAATCTCTCTACAGAATCTTTCGTAGCCGCCGCTCATTGTGCCAATAAAATCAGAGATAGACTTTCTTTCTATGTAGCATTTATTATCCGGGTCATTGATAGCGTAGTCTCCAAATTTTAAACCCTTAACTTCGGTAGGATAATCGATAACT